TACGTCATATTTATCCTTTCTTAATTCCAGTATAATGTTAATTTTGCTCTTGGGTTTAATCTATTCCCACCACCTAAATTCCAACCAGGAGTTGCATTTGCACTACCACTTTGATAAGAACTTAGCATTATTTGTAAGTTATTTATATTTCCAAAATTGAATTTTTTCTCTACTTTGATTTTTGCATTGGCAGCGTAATATTTATTTAAACCATGCAATTCTACATTAGAGTTAAAATTGTTCCATGTGATATTCAAAGTATTTGCAGAAGTTTTATTAGACATACTTCCAGTCGCCCAAACTTCGCCTAACATAACCACTTCTTTATTATTAATATTTGATGGCAATACCACTGCTTGTTTATAAATCATGTCTAGCTTTAACATATAATTATAATTTGCAACCGAGCCTCCTAAAGATGGAGGTAAATTTAGTGCTATGCCATTATTAGAAAGAAGGAGGCAGTTCATTTTAAGTCCTTACTAATCTTACATTATTCGAAGCTATGCAAAAATAAGCAAAAGTTTCAGTGCCACTAAATCCACTTTGAGCTATTCTAAATTTAAAAGGGGCCGAAAAAGCAGTGATATTTTGAGCATTATTGACAGTGATAGTTCCACTTTTACCTGCTCCACCCCAATTTGCTATACCGATAGCTCCTTTGGCCGTCATTGTTAAGATAAAATGCTGAGCTTGTCTTAAATCTATTTTTGGTGCTGTTTGATTTCCTAAGTTCTTAATTCCACCACCATAATCCACATACCATTTTCTTGCCAATTGTGTATCTTCTGTGGGATTGGCACTACACACAGGCGCTACATTAAAGGTTTTTATACCTGCTATGGTTTGATTTCCGCTTAATGCAACTTTGCTATTTCCGACTGTATCTACATATGATTTGTTTGCTACTTGATTGTTAGCGGTAGGATTAGTTGCTGATACAGGTGGTACTGAGAATGTTTTTATACCTGCTATAGTTTCATCTCCAGTTTTTGTTACCTTATTGTCTATTTTCGAATTTAATTCCGTTTTTGCACCATTGATCTGCTCGGTTATTTTGGTATCCATAGCTTGAACTTGCGCATTAATATTGGCAAGATTATACTCATTAGCTCTTGCAACAATTTCGCTAATATATTCATTCTTCTTAGTTTCTAACTCTTGTTTATGCTCTTCCTTTTTATTTGATATTTCAGTTGTAGCTGTATTTTTAGCTTCGTTGACCAAATTTAAGGATGTGTCTTTTAACTGCGAAATTTGACTTGTAGCTGTATCTCTTATAGTTTGTATTTCTTGTAGCGCATCAGATTTTGCACTATCTAGCGCACCTGTTATTTCTGTATTTTTATTATCTAGCAAATCTAAAGCACCATCATATTTTTCTCTTAAACCTTGTAAGCTTTGTGATGCCAAATTTAAATCATTTGCAACTTGCTTTAAGTCCGCCATTCTTTACTCCTTATAACTTAATTTAATTATTTTTTTATTAAATAAAACATTTTCGATTGAAAAAATGTGAGAATAAATTTGACCCAAATTATCCTTTATAATTTCATCAAATTTAGCTAGTTTTTCTTCGCTGGCTGTATCTAATCTGCCTATATTTTCATCTGTTTTATTTTGTATATTTGTTATGCTTTTTTCACTGAGTGAATTAATAGAAGCTAATTTCTCATTAGTATTAGAATTAAATTCGTTAAGTTTGTTTTGATAATTTGAGTTAAAGTTGTTGAATAAAGCATCTAAATCTGATTTTCCTTGTGATATGATAAGCTCTATTTGGTTTTTTTGAGCTAGTATTCCACTTGTTTCATCTGTAACGCTATTTGACACTTCTTTCATTTCATCAACGATACTTTTTTTAAGTTCTAGCAAATAGCTTTCAATAGCTGTTTTATCATTAGCGAGTTCTGTTCTTGCTACTTCAGCCAATCTTCCTAAATCTTCATTAGCTATTTTAGATCTTTCTATAAAGTTAGCTAAAGCCACATCTACGGTATTTTTATTAGTTTCTACATATGCTTCAATTTGATTTTTTAGAGTCTCAATGCTTGAAATCTTAGCATCTACACTTGAATTTGCTTGTGCTAATTTTAAATCAAGTTGCCCTTTTAATCTTTCCCCATAGCTTTCTAAATCTGCTTTTAGGTTAGAAATTTCTGTTTTGAAATCGTTGATAATAGCTGTAAAACTTCTCATATCTTCGCTTATTTGTTCGCTTTGTTTTACTGCCTCTCTCAAATCATTTATAATTTGAGTTGATGAGTTTATAAGATCTTCTATTTTTAAAATATCTTCATATTTTCCTACTATTTCATCCTCTAACTTCTCACAACGCTTTAGTAGATTAATCATATTTTGATTTAATCTTTGATTTTCAAAAAGAATAGTGTTTATTTTAAGCTTTATTGTTGCTTCAGCATGATTAACTATATTTTGAACTTCTGATTTTACATTTTTAAAATGATTTGTTATGGATATAATTTCATTTTTTGTTGCCACGATATTTGAAACAAGTTTATTTACAAGCCCTATATTAGAATGCAAATCTTCTTTAATACTTTGTGCGTGTTCTAGTTCTTGTAAGATTTGTTGCTTAAGTTCTATGGATAAATCTAAATAGGATTTGGTAAGATTTTTGTTTTCCTCTATTTTTTTAAGACCTGCATTAAAATCAACAGCTATGTTGTAATATTCTTCAAGTTTTATTTTTATAATTTCAAAATTTTTATTAAACTCATTAAGTTCAGGATATTTGTCTTTAACAAAATTAACTCCATTGCTTATATCTTTTTCTGATTTTATAATGTTGTTGTAGATTTCTTCTATATTATTTAAAGTATTTTTTATTTCATTGCTTATTTTTTCAATTTCATTTCTTTTGTTTTTAGTAAAATCAGTATTGCTTTGAGTAAGCTCGCTATTTTTTACAACTAAATTTTTAAGATTTAAAGTTTGATTATAAAAATTATTAACTTGTTCTTTTAGTCCTACAATTTCTTCTATTCTAGTATTATCTAAAGCAGTAGCAACATTTGAAATTCTTGACAAAACTTGATTTATAATCTCAAGTTTTTCTCTACCTGTTTTTAATTCATTTAAGCTTGTTCCCATTTTTAACCTTCATAATAATCACTATCTTTAATTCTCTTTTCACAAAAGAAAAGCAGATCATCCATGGCTAAAAGCCATTTTTTATCATCTAAATAAGCTATAAAATCAGCACTATTTATACTTTGCACATAGTCTTTATAACTCAAAGCTCTATTAAATTTTTTTGTGAAATTACAATTACAACCATGTTCTTTCATCATCAAGCTCCTTGCCATCGTTAGCTATATACTCATAAATTATCTTGTCACATAATGCCAGAAAGTCTTTTTCTTCGCATCTTGTAATCAAATAACAAACATAATTAATCACAGCAAAACTAAGTGTTTCATCTATCATTAAATGTTCTTTTTCATTGTCAAAATCAGGCTCATCAGGAATAATCAAAAAATGATTATCTCTAACTCGCCTAAAAACTTTTTCGCCTTGCTCTACATTTTTTAAAAGAACGCTAGGAACACATTTTGATAAAATATAATAAAATGCTTCCATAAAATAGGCTTTCAAAACTTCATCATCTTCTATCATTTTGTAAGAATTTTTAACTTTAGCGATAATGAGTTTTTTAGCCATAATACAAAGCATTATTCACCTTTTGCTGCTTCTAAAACCGCTTTAGCCTTTGCATTATTTCCACTCGTTAATCCCACGCCTATAGCAAAAGCATCAGCATTTCTTACTTCTAAAGTGCTTTGTGTATAAAATCTTTTTGCTTTTGCAGTAACATCAGTTGGAACATCTTCAATCATAGTAGGAATATAAAGCCCATGTTTCATATACTCAAAATCCCCAGCAATTAAAACATCACCCAAACCATATTTAGGGCTTAATAATCTATGCATATGGAAATTTACCGTTCCAAAATCTGTTTCAAGGCTCACTACTTGTCCTACTAGTTTTGTTTCATTGCCTAAAATTCTTGTAGCGAATTTATTGATAGCTCCTTTTAAGTCAGCTCCTAAAAAGACATCTTTAGGCGTAACTCCGCTATTCCAAATGGTTTGCAAAATTTGATTAAGTTTATCTTCTGTTAGTTCTGTTGCAGTTCCACTCCAATCTTGTTGTTCATCAAAAGCTAATACATTTCCACGCTTTCCATCAGAAAAGCTATTTTTTCCTTTAGCGATATAATGAAAAAGTCCAGCCATTTCTCCACTTGTTGCTTGTTGTGCTTGAACATAATCTTTGAAAACTGATTTTTTTACATCACTATCTCTGCCTAGACCAAATAAAGCATATTCCATATCCATTTTATGTTCTTTGGTTTTTTTGCCTATTTGATACTCCATTTCATTGCCACCATATTGATTTGCTTTTAATAAAGCTTTTGATACCATGGCTTCGGTAATGAATATTTGAGTAGCATTTGTAGTTTTTTGGGCTGTGTTTTTTGTTTTACCTACAAATTTACTTAACTCTAAATTTGCATTCTTTTTTGGTTCTTCAAAAGTATCAGTAATCCAACTATGAGTTAAAGGATTTGTAACCTTTGAAGTACCTATTTTATTTAAAATTGGTGTTTCAGTAGCTCCAATTTTAATAATCGTTTCATATATTGATTGTTTTAACTTAACATTTTCTGTTGCGGGTGCTGTATGTCCCATTGAAGGTAAAGCCATTTTTGAATTCTCCTTAGTTTAGTTTTAAGGATTTTTCCAAAAATGACTATTTCAAATATAGTGTGTTTTGAAACAAAATGAAATTTTTAAGTATTTTTTTTATATAATTTCATAGTTTTAAGGATAGCTCTTTGAAGACTTTGTAAAAAGTTTGAAAGGAGGTTAAGATGAACGAAGTTATTATAATCTTAATGCTTTTAGTAGTCCTTATCGTAGCGATAAAGAGCTAGATAAGAACTAATCTTTTAATATAGTTAATGATATTTTAAAGAAACCCTGCTTAGTTTGTCCTTAAAACACTAAAAAGTCTTCAAAAAAAGCAGGGTGAAGACTTCAAATATTTACCTTTTATAAAATAAGTATAAATTAATTATAAAAAAAGTATAATCTAATTATCAAATTTTATTATAGCTGTAGTATAATTTTTATTATGATCCATAAATAAAAAAATTATTGACAAACAAAAGGTTATCTTAATTATGAATATTAAAAAAACTATAACTAGCTTATCAATAGTTTGCAGTATGGCATTAATGCCAATAAAAGCTTTAAGCTCGCAGTATGTAAGTTTTAATAATAATGTAAAAACGATACAAAAAACAATAATAAATCACATTGATTTTTATAAACAAATTTGTGATAGTTTGTATTCTGATATGAAATTTAATTTTAATTCTTTTATGTGTTGTCAACATGGAATTATAGAACTAGATGAAATTAAAAAGTTTAAAAAAGAAATAAAAATTCTTAATAAAATTATAAGCGTATCAAAAGAAAGAATGGAAAAAAAAGGAAGTGAATTAAAAGATTTTGATGCCAAGGTATATTATGCATCAGTAGCTTTAAAAAGTGCAATAGAGCAAAAATTAAATCCTGATTTCGTAAAAATATTTGGAGCTTATGAAGGCAAAGAAATAGATATTATAGAATACGCCAAAGGTGTTTTAAAGGCTGAAGAGGAAATTAAAAATGCAGTATATTAAAAGCTATGATTTCGCACATTACACTACACGAATTAATCATTTTCTACAGCGTAAAGATAGACAAAATATAAAGGTATTGCAAGATTTTTTCTGTAGTTTTATTTTGTATTATTGGGATGGTATTGTTTTGCTATGCAAACAAGAAAAGAAAGAAAGTATTGAACATTTTTTATCAGAAATTTTTTCATTAGAGATGAATGATATTAATTTAATATTATCACAATTAGGACAATTTAAAAATTCAACAAATAAAAGATTGGAATGCTTGGATGTTAAATTAACTTTAAATTCTAAATAAATAACCGAGTTGTCATTCTTTGTATATGAAAAGCCCCAGCTACCTGTCCTTGTTTTTCAATGAGTAGTTTTTGTAAAGCACCTTTTCCATCGTGATAATATTCTGCATAATTTTTTCCAAATTCTTTTAAAGAACGAGATAAAAATCAAGGACTTTAAGCCCTTAATTTTTATTATCTTCGCTCCTTTCTTTTAATTTAATAAGACTTTTTAGCGTATAAGTGCCTATTTTTCCTGCTATTTCCCTGTTATTTTTTTTATCTCTAACCTTATCTATTTTTTGCTTTCTAGCTATAACTTGTTTTATTTTCTTAATTCTTTCTTCTCTAGCTTTTTTATCAATTTGTATTTTTTCATCAAGTTTTTGCTTTACGCTTTTTTTATTCTTTTTCTCTACTTCTTTTGCCTTAATGTTCTCTTTTATATCATCCATTAAGTTTTTTTTAGGCTTAGTTTGGGTAGAATTTTTAAAAGAATGCTGTAATAAATCGCCTTCCACATTGGTAGTACTGCCTTTAGTGGTTGCAGGAGTTGGCGTACCTGTCAGCATTGCTTTATTTCTACGATTTAATCTTTCCAAATCCTTACCTTTTGTTTTATTAATATGTATAATTTTGCCACTATCTTTTTTTATGGCTATATTGCCAACCTTATCATCTTTTAAAGGTTTAGCTATTAATGCCACTTCATCATCATAGTTTTTAAAAAAATGAGTAGGATTGTCTTTTATCTCTTTAATTACCTTAAATACATCTGCTTCGTTTTTAAACATTTCAGGGTGTTTTTTAGCCATAGCTTTTAAATTTACCACCCATTCATCTTTTAAAATTCCTGAAACATTATTAATCCATTTTTCTACATTAAATTTAGCAGTATAATCACTCTTTGCTTTGCTCGGATCAGCTTTATCCATGAAGAAGTTGTCGCCTTTGATTAAATCTTTAACTTTTGAATTAAATTCTTTTCTAGCTTCTTGTGCTTCTTCTTTGAGTGTTTTATCTTTAATACTTTCTATAAATTCTTTACTAGCTTTATTAAAATCTTGCAAGGTATTAATATTTGCAAAAGCTCTTCGCATTTGTATCCTAAGTCCTGCTCTCTTGCCAATTTCTGCAAATCTTAAAAAAATAAAAGCCACATGATCTGTAAAGCTATTTACAAGCATAGTCATAGCTCTTGCTTTAAAGTCGGTTGATATGCCTTTTCCAGCTTCTTTTGCCTTGGTATTAAAAATACCATCAATGATATGCTCAAAGCTTGAACGCAAATTATAAATACTTTTTAAAACCTGTATTTTCTCTTTTGCACTATTACTTTTAGGAGTAAAATTCTCAATATCTTTCATTAATTTAGGATAATTAACTATATACTTGCCATTAAACTCAAGCTTGTTTTTATCTATAAATCTTTTTATAATTTCATCATCTAGTATGATTAACTCTTTATCATTAAGTCCCTTGCTTATGCTTTCGTAGTTTTTCTTAGGATTGGTTTCATCTATAAGTTGTTTTAATTTTTTAGTAATATCTTTTTCACTGCCTGAAAGTTTATCTGCTATATTGCTTTTTTCATAAGTTTTAAAAGCTTTATAATCACTTCTAATCTTGGTTAAAATCTCCTTTGCTTCTTGTGGATTAGTAGCATTTTTTACCATACTATCTAATAGGTTTTGTTTTAAGTTTTCTAAAAAGCTATTAAAATCATAGCTTTTATTTGTTTTTATCTCTTCACTGAGCTCTTTAATGCGTGTATTAAGTTTTGTAGCACTCATAGGAGTATTACTATTTAATTCTTTTAAAAAGTCTTTTAAAGCTTTAGGTATGTTTTGCCCAAAAAAATCAGCGTTCTGTATTAAATCATTTAAGTTTTTTTTATCTATTTTTATGCCATTTGGATTAAGTTCATCTAGTTTATCAAGTCCTTTTCCATACTCTTCATAAGCTCTTAATTTTCTAGTGTTATTTAAATCATAAAGATTTTTAGCACTAAATTCATTATCAAGCTTTAAGTTTTTAAGTAAAGCTTCATCGCTATTTGCTAAAGTATTACCAACTTTATTAGCAACTTCAGGCTTGGCGATTAAAACATCTCTTGCCATTTTTGCTAAATCATCGTCCATTAAAGACATGTTTAAGAGATTTTGTTGATTTAGTATTGCTTCTTTTGAGCCTATATTTTTGCTAAATGTTCTTAAACCTTCCTCTGTTTTTTCTAAAATATTGTTTATAGTTTTATTTTTTGACATTTCTTTAAAGTAATTAGCCTTATTAGCAATAGTATCAACAATAGCATTTCCTTGATTGACCTCTAAAGGTATTTTATTTGCATTTTTTAAAAGCTCATCATAGACGCCATTACCTTTACTATCTGCAATTTCTTTAGCATAAAGTCTAGAAGTTTCGCTACCTTGTGAAGCTAAATCATTTAAAATACTAGGGCTTATTTTTCTAAGCTTATCCCCTATATTTTCTTTTAAATTACCACCTTTTACTGCCATGCCATCTATCATATCTTTACCGGCCCTTGCTCCTGTTTTTGCACTGCTTATTAAATCACCAACACTTTTATATGTTTTTCCTATTCCCTTTATAGCTGATCCAACTACAGCACCTGCTAAGGCATCTTCTGCGGCTGCACTTCCAAACCTTTTAGCATAATCCATATAACTTGCTTCAATTCCTGTATTATTACTTTGCGAATGAAGATCAGATACAGCACCGCTACCAGCACCAATTGCAGATGGTGCGAAATAATTTAAGGCTTTTTTACCTATTGTTTGCCCTGCTGTTTTTGCTAAGCTTCCAGCATATCCACCAGCTACAGAAAATGCTAACTCATTTTTAGTACTAGCAAGTGTATTTCTAAAACTAGGAGTAAAATCAACTTCTTTTCCATTTTTATCAACGCCTATATATTTATAGTCTCCATTATTTATTTCTAAAAATGGCTCATATCCTAATTTTTTTATTTCATCGTATGCGATTTGAAAAATTTGTTTTTGCTCTTCATTGCTAGGGCTAGTAAAAATTCTAGGTAGCAACCCACCTGATACCTGATTTGTTGCATCTTCTATTTTTTGCCTTGCCCCTTCTTCACCGCTTGTAACTCTTGGAGAAAGATAATCAAATCCTTCAGATATCATTCTTTTTGGATCTATAAGGTTATTAAAATCTTCTAGACCCTTATTTATTTTACTCCATACTCCTTGTTCTTGTGGCTCATTTTGGCTTACTTGTGGTGCTTGATACATACTCATAGGCTTACCATCTAAAGCTAATTCTTCTTGTGAATTAAAATTGTTTTGTTGCTGATTATTTTGCATAAATTGATTATATTTATTCTGCAAAAAATTATCATCAATATCTATATAAGTTTTTCCTTCTGGTATATCTATATTCATATCAAAAAGTTGCATTGTTTTTGCACCTTGTGGTATTTGTATTGTCATCTTTTATCCTTATTATCTAAATGTAATCATATTGTTTTGTTGTAAAAAATCTTGGTTTAATTGTTGTTGCGGTTGTTGTGATAAAATCTTATTTAATGGCACTCTTTGCCCTTGAGAAGCTAAAATATTTCCACCATTTATAAAATCTTTTATCATAGCCTTTTCATTTTCTAGCTTTTTATGCATATTACTATAATAATTTTCTATATTATCTCTATCCTTTAAATACCTTTCTGTTTTCCAAATATCCATATATTCTTTTTTTAAGGCATCATTTTTTACTCTATATAATATTTCTACTGCTTTTTCAATATCATGTTTAGCATACTTATCAAAGAAGTAAAAACTATCTGTTTTAACCAATTCTTCTAATCTATGTCTATCTTCATTGCTCATCCTGCCACTTGTGATATTAACTAGTGCTAAATTTATTTCAGCTTTTAGCTTATCTGCGAATTCTTGTTTTAAGTTTTTACTATTACTAAAAGGAGTATTTCTTAATTTTTGATTTATGGTATCTCCAAATCCATAAATATCATTTAAATTTATATTTTGCGTTTTAGTGGTTTTTGCAAAATGATACAAATCCCCGCCATTACTTTCTTTGCTAAAAACATCTCTCATTGTTTGCGGTTCGCTTAAATTACCATTAGCATCTATACTAAAGCCTGAATTATTATTTGTTTTATTAGTAACTATATTACTATTTTTACCAGTTAAATAATCTAAATATTTTTGATTATAATCTTTATCTTCTTTATATTTAGCCCAATTTAAAGCATTATCTTGAACTTGTCTTTGTCTTTCAAGGTCAAATTTTTGCAAGGCTAAAGCATTATTAAATTCATTTTGCAAGATTTGATTATTTTGCATAGCCTGATTAAATTCCATTTGTTGCTTTCTTAAATCTTGCTCTTGCTGAAACTCATTAGCTTTAACTTTATCATCAAAACTTTTGCTCATGATGTCATATAAGACACCACCGACTTTTCCTGCGTTTTGTATAACGCCTGTATCAGGATTAAATACTACTCTTTGTGGGTTATAAAATGCCATTTTGTTTCCTTTATTCTTTCTTTTAAAATAAAGGATTTAAGGAAGTTTGTGTATAATTTTAAAAGGTGTGGTGCCAAGGGTCGCCACCCTTAGCACTAAATTACCACCTAGAAAGGCGGTGAAATAAGATGCTACAAATCTTAATAGTTATTATACTACTTTGTATTATTGTTGTCAATGCAAATTAACAATCAATAAACAAAGCCCCTTATACAAGGGGTTAAGATTTACCCTTTAAAACAAACTCCTTAAATCCAAATCTATTTAATTACTCCAAACATTTTGAAGTTTATTTTCCATATTCTTTCTTCTGTTTAACTCTTCATTGGCTAAAAACTTATTGAAGCTATAAGCATCTTTTTGTAAATCAAAATTTTTCTTTGCCATTTTTTGCTGATTATAAGCACCATATAAAGCACCCCCAGCGCCTAAAACATTTCCTAATCTATCAAAATTAGTTACTTTATTTGCATCAGAACTTTTAAATAACCAATCTCCAAAATTACTAAAAGAATTTTTTAATCCATTTAAAAAACCACCACTGCTACTTGCTAAATTTGGAGTAAAATTGCTTGTTTTCATCAAAGTATCTGCAAAGCTAGAACCTAGTCCCGTACCACCTTTTAAAGCTGTTATAAAATCCATAATTTCTCCTTTATACTAAACTTAATAATTCTTTGCCTAGATCTATCTCGCTAACTTCGCCTTTTTTTAACTTATCGTTAAAATCACTAGTTCTTACATTATTATTTGCACTTGATAAATCTTCAGCTTTTTTGGCATTATTTGATTTTCCGACCAAATTAAGCAAGGTTTTCCAGCTGTCAATATTACCTTCGCCTAAACCATTTAATTTTGTAGCAAGTTCTGCCATAGCCTTTAAATCCGCATCAGGATAGGCTTTTCTTAACTCGCTTTCTACTTGTGCGTATTTAGCGATTAGTGCATCTTGCTCTTCTTTGTCTTTTTGCTTTTTATCAAGCTCTTCAAGCCTTTTTAATTTCTCATCAAGTCCATCAAGTCCTAATTCTTTTAAATACTGCTCTCTTTGTAATTCTTGTTCGCTTGGTTCTTTCTTTGGATTTTTTAAAGCTTCAAGCTCACTCATTAAAGCATTTAATTTGTTGTCATTTTCACTTTTATAAGCTTCAAACATCGCCTTATAATCAGGCTCGTTCTCATTAGCAACCTGCATAGGTTCATTATCTTCTACTTGCGTAGGTTCATCGCCATTATTAGCAACTTGTCCTTTATCATCATCTGTTATGACATTTATTAAATCTTTTAAAGCATCATTTTCCATCTTCTTCATCCTTTATTTTATTGATTATTATGTCTAAAAAAGCCATAGTATCTAAAGCTTTTAACCTTAACTCTTTTTCGTTGTTATTTTTAGCTATATAAAAACATTCGCTATATTTTGCTTTTATAAATTCGATTAAATTCTTTCCTCCTTTGGTTTTAGATATATCACTTTTTATTTCAATATTAAGCATTAGTTTCTCCTTGTTGCATTTATTGCTTATTTTCAAAAGCAAATAGGCTATTTACATTCTTTACACCTAAAATTGGTAATAATTCTTTAGTAAGTTCTTTGCTAGCATTTATAATCCCATAAGCAGAATTTGCATCGCCTATGCTCATATACATTTGATATAACCCAGAAAAAACTTGCATACTAGCTTGAATTCCTGCACGTCTAATTTCTTTATTCATGGCACCTGTGCCGGTTTGAATTTTAAATCTAAAACTAGGTATATCCTCTCTTTGAAATCCATTAAAAAAACTATCTTCTCCATACTTAAAAACAAGCATTGCAAATCTATCAAATAAAGGCTCTATAAAAGTTTCGTTATACTGTCTTATATAGTCAGCACTTCTTCTTCCGCCTTCTTGTGCTTTTATGCTAATTTCTGTTGCTGTTTCATTTTGTGCAGTTTGAGCTCCATTGTTTTGTGGACTAACTCCTGTAACTTCTGTGAGTTCGCTTTCTAAAAGCTGTAAATTCATTCCCGCACTATTTACATTTGGTGGTGGTAATATTTGCACACCCTTTGGATCGTCTGTATATATTGGTTTTCCTAAGGTTTCTATATCTTCTCTGCTTACTCCCATTGATTTTGGCATCATTATTTTAGGCATGATATGAGTTCTTACTGCATCGATTAAAAGATTTCTAGTTATATTAATTTCATCTTGCAAAGGCATAGCAGAAGCCATTATAGGCTCGCCATAAGCACTTACATAGTTTTCATTATCTATCTTTTTAAGTTGTGGTAGCATTGAACCCCAGACAAAAGGCTGTCCATCTTGCAAAGTAACTTCATTTCTAAGTAAATTATTTTCAAATAAGGTAGAAACCACCCACTCATCATCGTTTTTTCTTTCATAAATATCATAAAGCTTCACTTTTTTATATTCATCATCTTCATCAAAAAGCTTTTCAATTTCTATTTTTTTATAAAACCCTAGCTTTTGTCTTTCATGGATTTGATTATAAGTTAGGTAAATTTCATTAACTATATATCCTACATCCTCGCTATTTAACGCATTTGGATCAAAGAATATACTATCAATATCCACTCTTTCAATGCGTGGCATTCCTTTATGCCAAGTAAGCTTAGCTATACTTGTTCCCACAAGTAAAACATCTAAGAAAAGCGGTTGAAAAATCTTAAACATATTGATTTTACCACTATAAAAATCAATTGCATTCTGCCATAGCTCTATAATCGTATCATCGCTATTAATGTAAGTTTCAATATCTGCCATTCTCTCACTATTAAAATATACATCATTTAAGCTAGTGATTAAATACTTTACCTTAGCGTTTATTTTTGGTATGTAGATACTTGATTTATTTCTTTTTCTCAATTTTTGCATTGCCTTATTTTCAAGCAAATAAGCATCTTGCAATTCTTTAAAGTGTGGTTTGTAATTTTCATATCCACTTTTACTTTCTCTAATGAGTTGTGTTAAAAACGACACTCTCTCATCATTAGTTCTTTTTGTTTTCATTCATAATTCTCCATATTGTTGTTTTGCTTAAATTTGTTATTTTTAAAATATCTTTTTCATTCACTCCTTTTTCAAATAAAAACTCCGCAAATTCTCTTTTAAATTTCTTTTTAGAAATATTATTAAACCCTGATACAAGCTCTAAAAATTCATTTGCAAGACTTGACTTTATAGCCTCATCGCTTAAATTTGAAAGCTTTTTTATTTTGTTTACATCAATTGCATCATAAATCATTAAAAATTCACCAGCCATCATAGCTCCAATCTTCATTAGTATTGTTTCTGCTGTATAGTTTTTCAAAAAAAGTTAATGCCACCGCATCGCTAACATCAGGACTTTTGCCATAGTTCTTTTTTAATTGTTCTTTTGAAACTATCTTTAACAACCCTTTATCGCTATACTCATATTCAATCATTCTCATATCTTTTTTTAATTCTTCATCTTTAACAAGCTCCATGTGTTTTAAGTTTTTAGCAAAGGTAAAATACATTTGCGCTCTTTTATTTAAGTATTCATTGCTAGTTGCAGAATTTGCAGAATTTGCCTCAAATACGGGCAAGCCATAATTTAACAAGACATCATACACGCCAACGCCAAGACCGCAAGTATCTATAAAAATACCTTTTGGTTTATCTTCGCTTTGATTGTATTCGGCTAATATTTTATTTGCTAATTCCATGGTTCCAAGTTGTGAGTATTTTTTTATTTCATCAATTACAAAACCTTTTCTTTTTGCAAGAACACTCTTATCGTCTCCATATCTTGCTACATCAAGCCCCCAAATATTCTCGCCTTGCATTTTTTCAATGCTAAAAGAGTTCTTGCTCATCGCATTTTCAATTTCAGTTAATGCAAAAAGCTCCGCACCCCCGCTATCTATAAACTCTCCATAAATTTCTTGTTTGACTACTTCGCTATCTTCGCCACCCACTTCTTCAATTAATTCTTTAATTTGCTCTTCTTTTAAAAATGGATTATCATAGCTTGAGAATTGAAAATGTTTCCAATTCTTATCACTTAATTCTTTTTTGCAAAGTTCATAAAATAGATTTTTTCCTTTAGGAACTCCACCGATAATCGCTCTTGATTTAGGGTTATCAAGCAACATAGGGCGTATGGCGTTATACCAAAGATATTCTCCTTTGCTGCCTTTTAAAATAATTCCTGCTTCGTTTAAAATAACAAGGTCATATCCAAAACCTTCGATATTTTCACTTCTTTCAGCACTTCTCATATGAAGTACCGCTCCGTTAATGATTAATTTCTTATCTTGTACACTCCAAGAATAAAAATCTTTTGGCAAGTTTTTTAACTCAGGTGTAAAATATAACTCGTAATAATTTTGTAAATTTGCTTGTATGGTATCCACCCATAAAACATTTTGTCCTAAAAGCAAGTTTTCGATAACAAACTTAGCACTTCCCCTTGTAAAACCAAGTCTTCTGCCCTTTGCTACAGTTATAAAGCGTGGATTTTTATCATCAAAAACTTTAAGTTGTGCCGGAGTGTAAGAAAAATCGATTTTTAATTTCATTTGATTTCACTTCTTATAATTTCAATTTTTTGAACGTTATCGCTGACAACTTCTTGTTTATCCACATATCCATGTTGATTTTTTAGCAAGAACATACTAACGCTAGGTGTATAAGTGCCGATTAAGGAATGGTTTAAAATATCCATTTCACATCTTTGTTTTGCATTTGCTACTATTTCTCCAAAATCTTTATCTTTTTCCCACTCATTTAAAGTTTGCATTGAAATCCCTAAATGCACAGCTAATCCCACTTTTGTTTTAGGTGCAAAAATAATACTCTCCTTAGTTTCTTTTAAGACAACTCTTTCATTAAAATAACTCTCTATTTTTGAAACAAGCTCTTCTTTTGTCATACTTTTGCCATTTGTCATCATTCTAGCCATCAAGCCACCCCTTCTTTAAAATTAAATTCTTTGATTTCTAAGTCTAAAAAAGATTTTTTAAAACTAATAATCTCATAATCGCCTTTTAAAACATTCTTATCGTTTTCAAATAACGCATCTAACACGCATTTTACGATATTGTCCCCATCGCCATGCCTTTTGCTGTTAAATCCTATTTTTAAAGAAAACTCATATTTCTTTTGCTTATCAAAGGCTTGAAAACAGCTAATATTATTTTGTCTTCTAAACTCCATTTGCAAGAGTTTTTTAAAATCTAAATATTTAAGATAATCTTTACATGCAAATTTAGATCTTTGCGTGGTTCTTTTATAAGGAACTGGGTTGCTTTTTAAATCAATTTTTAAAATATACTTTTCCATTTCAGACTTTCTTAAATTTAGCTTATATTTTTAAAAGCCATTTTGCTTTTAAGAATTTTTTCAAATCTACTCTTATTCTCATTAAATAGCCTTTTTTCTTCAGCTTTTTCAAGCTCTCTCATTTCATCTAAAGTTAAAACTCTTTCTATTTCTCGCATTGGTAAAGAATGCTCTAAATCTCTTCCTATCCTATCTTGATTTTTGAACATGAAATCAACTAAAGCTTCTTTAAATTCTCCATTAGCTATCAAATCACCATCTTTATAAGTGATTTGCTTAAAAGTATTGATGCAAATTAAAGAATCAATAGATTCTTGATTTATTTTAATTTTTTGATTGCTTCCGTAATTTGCAAAATATGAGTATTTAAAATCGCCTTTAAAAACTCTAAAGCAAGCTTGATTTTTGTATTTATTACAAAGCCATTCTAAAAATATTTCTTTGTCTTCAAAACGCTTTTTAAACTCGATTTGAGCCCTTTTGCAAACTCTTCTTAATTTCTCATAGCTTGTCCCTACGATATTCTCTCTTTCTAAAGTTTCGAAATAAAAATCTAAGAAAGCATGAATATCCTTAACGCTTTTGAGATATCTACCTACAATATCAGTTGCTTGAGCCTTATTAATTTCCAATAAGTCCATTAAAATTTGTATTTTTTCTTGCATTTTTTACTCCTTAAAAGCATTCTAAGAGCTTGTCTTTGTTCTCATCTTTCATTCCGTAATACTCCATCAAGTTATCAACCACACTAGGATTGGCTTCTTTTTTTCTGTTAAAACGCTGATTTTTTCTTGCTTCATTTTCTTTAGCGTATTTAAGCCATGTATAAAGACTTCCTGCCACACTTGACATTCTTTTTCCATTTCTTTTCCATTCCCTAGCATCCCAATAGCCTATAAAATCATTAGCCAACTCTTCACCAAAGCTTGTACCATTTTTCTCATTAAAAGCTATTATTTGCCCCATAAGCTCATTAGCATTTGGGACTTTAAACTCTTTTTTTGCCATTTTCTCTAACTCCTTTTTGCTAAAATCAATAAAGCTCGTCACAAAAGAGGCGTTTTGATTAAAAACGCGTTCTTTCTTTTCTTGATTATTTTTTAAATTTTCTAAATTCTCTTTTTTTATAAATTTATTATTAATATTTATATTTATATTATTTATAAATTTATTATCGCGTGCGTGCGTGCGTGTTTCTATATAATGCAATTTCTCTTTTTTTTCGTTTTCAGTAGTTAATTTTCTGTCGATTGATGAAGCGTTATTTTTAAGAGTTTTGCTTAGCTTTTCATCACTGTTTTTAAGCAAAGATAAAGATTTGTTAAAATGCTTTTTAACTTGATAATTTTCATCTTTTAAAATCCATTCATAAAAATTTAAAGAGCCATTTCTAACCTTTTTAATTTCTAAAAGTCTAAGCTCAATTAATTCTTTTTTAGCAATTCTTAGTCTGTTTAAGCTCATTCTTTGATTGTTTTTAACTTTTATAAACTCTCTTAAATAGATTTCACTTACAATCGTTTTTTCACTAAGCTTTGCTAATTGAATATACAATGCTAAAGCATCAACACTAAGACCACCATAAGCTATAGTGTTTGATAATTTCAAATAGCCTTTTCTCTCTCTTAGGCTTTTACGCCCCAAAGCTACATCAAAACTTGCTATAAAATTTGGTATCAACAACTCTCCTTTATGTTATAATTTAAATTAAAAAGGCTTTTTATGTTTAATTCTTTCTTATCCGAAATGCTAAAAACCGCCACTTTAGAAAATTTAGTATATTTTTTGATAGGTGTTTTATTTGGTTTAAGCATCCGTCCTTTGTTTTTATATTTGACTAAAAAACAAAAACTAAAAAGAGTTTGTATTAAAGATATGAAGCTAGAAAACGATTTGACAAAAAGACTATATCCTAACTTAGGATATAAATTAGTTACAAAAAAAACTCCTTTTGAAATGGTTTTTAAAAAAGATAAATTTAAATACATTATTTGTCCTTACTACCGTGATAAAAAATGCGTTTTAGATAATGATAAATGCAAGATATTAAAATCCCAGCCGAAATACCAGCCACTAGAAACAGTCTAAAATGCAACATCATCAAAGTAAAAATAAATAATCCTATAATCTCAATCAATCTCTCAAGCATTTCATTCCTTAATCCGTTTTAAAAAGTCCTTTGCTATAATTTTTTTGCACCAAATCAAGAAAGGACTTATCAAAATGGATGACAAAGATTTAAACTTGTTAAAAAACATCCCTTATCTTATGGAAAAAATCGAAGAGTTAGAAAACAGGATAAAACAACTAGAACAAGCTGCACAACCTAAACCATACTCTACCCAAACTCCAAATTACTTAGGAGAAATCTAAGTCTTATTAAGGCTTAGAATATCCTTTTTACCTAGTTCTCTATAGTATTTTTCAAATTTTAAAAAATGAGCAATCCTATCCGTAATAAGCTCATTAATACTATTAAATCCGCCATCATTTGCCACACTTTGTAAAAGTTCAAAATACTCATCAGGCATCTTAACCTTTAGCTCAATCATTTTCATTCTCTATCCTTTCTTTTTCTCCCACGCTTAGGTATGTTTGTAAGATTGCTACGAACATCCACCCAAAATTCATGAGGTATTCCATAGAGTTTTTTAAACTCTATTTGTTTTTTAAAACTTGGGCGTGATTTATTTGTTCTAATCTTTTTAACACTAATAACCGTATAGTGATTACTCAATATTTTTGTAAAATCAAAAAAATCTATTTTTTTCATAACGAAAGTATAAAATAAAGAAACTTAATAAATATTTAATTATGTTTCTAATTATGGAACATTATTTGCTTGAAAAAAGTGTATAATTTTTATACTAAAAAAGGAGAGAATATGGGAAGAAATGGAGATATATTCGATTTTCATTTTGATACTGAAAAATTTAAATTTTATTTAAAAAATAGAGATAAAAAAGTTACATATCAAGATTTGATGGAAATTTTATATAAAAATGGCATAGAAAGCTCAGAAGCAACAATAAAAAAATGGTTGATGTCTAAAGAAGATAATAAAACAAAACCTAAACCACAATATATAAAAATTTTATGTAATGCATTGGATATTCCTTTCAACGAAGTGATATTGCAAGATGTTTTTAGAAATGATAATCAAATAAATTTCAGATATTTTCCAGATATTTATGCAAGTGCAGGACTTGGAACATCATCTCAAAGCGAAGAAGTAAAAATTGTTTCCGTTGATGAAAATTTTCTAAAAGAAATTTTAGATATACCCATAAAGAAGAGTTATGATATTATAAAAATTAATGGCGACAGCATGGAACCCATTTTATCTAATGGTGATTTTATTATTATAGATAGAAGTAAAAATTCACTTGGGGCTATTTCAAATGCAGATATTGTTATTTTTAGAAAAAATGATGATTTATTTTGCAAAAAAATTAAAAAAGAACCTTTTGCAGATTATATTTTTTTAGTTTCTGAAAACAAAAAATACGAGGATAAAAAAGTAGATAATAGCGAATTCGAACAATGCGAGATCTTAGGTGCTGTAGTATCAAAAATGGCGATTGAAACCTTTAAAAATTTTATAGAAGTGGTGGGATGATAAATATAAAATCATAAGCTTGTTTGTGATAAATTTTAATTTTTATTTTATTTGAAGAGTTAAACTGATAAAATTAGTTAAATGGAACAAGGAGTTAATTATGAAAGGAATAATCTCTGGCGTATGTGCCATAGCTTTGCTTATATCGGCTAACACATTAAATGCTGACTATAATGCAAAGTTACCCATAGAAGTAAAATCAAAAAATACTCAACATGCTTTAAAAACTGTTAAAACGGAAGATTATATTAGTTTGTGCAGTGAAGTTGAAAAATTAAATAGATGGGCTTTTTATACTAGTTTATGTGACCAAAATTATTTTTTAACACTTGAAGGAAAAAATAAAATACAAGAAAAGCAAAAAATAAGAAAAATTATTAAACAATTAAATAAAACAATTGCAACTTCTAAAAAAAGAATGAATGATAAAAATTTTACAAGATTTGAAGATGCTGATTTAAAAGTGTACTACTCATCTTTAGCGACAAAAAATATATTAGAAATCATACTAGATGAAGATTTTATGAAGATTACAGGTGGCTTTGATATTTCGTTCTTTAAAGAAGATTTTGATATTATTGAATATGGAAAAGGCGTAGAAGAGGCTCAAAATATAAAGGGGCTTGTATGAAAAACTTTGCATACATAATTAATGTTTTTAACATGATTCTTAAGGAAGAAAATAGAGATACAATAAAGTATTTACAAAAAATTTTATGTACTGTTATATTGGCTAGATATGATGATTTTGTAAAAGATTATAAATCCTTTAATAATTTTAAGCAATATCAAACATTTGAAGAATGTCTTGCTTTTATTTTTCAAATAGAGCTTAACCGAATAGAAAAAACTTTATTTTTATTAGAAGAATTTAAGAATATTCAAAATGATATTACTAGATGCATGAATGTAAAAATAGATAATCTTTAAAATAAAAAAGTTATAGTCTTAAAAGCTTTATAGGTGTTTTATATGTTTTTTTAAAGCGTTTTTTAAATTATTTTTTATCATCTAAAAGTCTTTTTATATTTTCTATTTTAAATGTTTTTATATTAATTTACCCTCAATACCCCATCAACCTTTTATATCCATCGCAAGCAAGTTGATAACCATTAAAATTATAATTTTCCAAACTTTTTCTCATATTCTGATAATTTTTCTTTTAAATTTTCATTTTCTTTATACATTGCATCTATAATATCTTCTTTTTGGTAAGGCTTAGGATTGTGTTTTGCAAATACAAAAAAAGGATTTTTTTCACCGTAAATAATATATTGAATTCCCCATAAAATCAAAAACAAAGGAATACCAACAAACAGTCCTATGATAGTCAAATCCGCAATAAAAGATAAGATGAAAAGAACTCTTAATGCTCTAATAAACAAATTCAATCCTTTTAATTATTTTCTATTAAAAAATTATATCGCAAATATTTTTTAAAAAAGTTTCTAATTAATATACTAAATTAAATTTTAATTAAGTTTCTTTATTATATACTTTTATCAACAAAACAAAAAGGATAAAAAAATGCTAGAGGTTAAATTAGATTTAAGACCTGATATTAAAAAAATGCTAGAAATAGCCTTTGAAAGAAATTATTCAAAAAGTTACGCTTCTTTGGAAGAGTTTTTAGCTAATGTTCTTCATAATGCAGTTAAAAACTTAATCACCAAAGAAGCATTTGAAAACAAAGGATTTGTTATTTCTCTAAAAGATTAGGAGTTTCGTTTAAAAAAGGATAAAAAATGAGTTTTACAGATTTGTATTTCGATAGAGAAGAAAAAAGAATTTCTAACTACGCAAGAGAATTAGTTAAAGATGAATTAGAGAGCAGAGAAAACTTTGCGGACATTTTTAACTCTTTGCAAGAATTTAAAAATATTTTAGAAGCAAGCTTGGAAGATGATGAAGATATTGCAGCTTCTTTGCAAGCCTATGGAGATGAGTTTATTAACGATACCTATGATTTATTGGAAAAAGTAAGGAAATTTGAGAAGAAATACGAAAAGCTTTATTAAAAGTTTAACAAGTTCTTTTTATTAAAGAGCTTTCTTAAGCTTTTGACCGCTTGGAAATTAAGCTTAATTGCTAATGTTCTTTTTTTTGCTTTACTCTTACCCACGCAGTGGGACGGGGGCTTTAGCAAAGCGGTTTTAAACGAATTTATTTCGGATAAAACAATAGCAATAGCATAGCGGAAGGGTTAGCAAGTTATCCATAAACTTGGCTCGATATTATTGTTTATAGTGCTATTTTTAAGGTTTTCTTGCACTTTAAAAACGACAGAAAATCAAGAGTTTAAGAAAAAGAAAGTATAATTATAAAGTTTAAGTTGCTAACTTGTCTCGGTGTTGAGAAAGGAGGCTAAAATGATTGAAAAATTAATAACTATTTTAATTCTAATTTTACAATTAGTTTTAGAGCTATTAAGACTTTACAATTAAATAGCCACACTTTTATAAACACAGACAAATTCTAACCAAATCCGCTTAGCATAAACTTAAACGATTATACAACGCCGAGATTGCGGATTTGCTCGGCTTTTCTTAAACTCCTTTAATGCTTAAATGGGGCAACTTTTACAAATTAACTACTTGAGAATTTGCCTTTTTTGTTTTATTTCCTATTCTAAAGAACTCAGTTGCCCCTTTTAAGCATTAATCTAAAAGGAGAAAAATGAAAGCTTATCACACAAAAGAACAAGTCATCATTAAACTTAGCAAAGATGAATATAGAAAAGAAATGAAGCTAAATAAGTCTTTAAAAGATGAAAATAAATCTTTAAAAACTGAAATTTCTAATCTTGAAAATGAAAAAATAGAACTTTTAAAGCAGTTAAAAGATCAAATAGAAGCAAATATGAAAAATATAAAAGAAATTAGCTCTTTGCAAAATAAAATTTATGAGCTTCTTTATGCAAAAGAAAGGTCGAAACTATGTTCTTAAATCTGTCTCTTA